TCCTTTGTAAAAAATTCTATAAACATACCTGTTGCAAAGTTGGCGGCAACATTATATGAGAATGAAACCGCTCCCCCAGATAAAGTAGTAGTAGCACCAATAAATATTCCGATAGAACCAAGATGACCTTTAAGTCCCTTAAGTCCCTCTCTTGGCTCTATTGAAACTTGATAATGATTATAAAGTTCACTATCTTTTTGATAAAATCCTAAATAGTTAACTCCATTCTCAGGAGATAATAGTACGGGGACTCCATGAGAGTTATGATCTACCGTTTGACCCAAGGTCATGCTCTGGCCTTTTCCTTTAAAAACAGAAGAATTTGAAAATGAATATTTGTATTGATGAGGAGCAGCATTAGTCCCAAAAAGTCCACGCTGTACGTTCATTAACCGCCCCGTTGGATAATAAGATAAATGATAGAAAGATTTAGAAGCAATACCGTCAACCGCATAATTATAGTTTGAAGTAACTACGTCTCTAAAAGTAAATGTTGATGCAGTCCTAGCCGTTACAGTAACAAATTTATTATAACGATTTGGAATAGAAATATATATAGTGTCTCCCACGACATAACTATTATTTGCTGTCATTGTAACAGTATCAGCGGAAGAATTTCCTGAAGCAGCAGTGATAGTTGCAGCAGTATCTGCTCCTAGACGGGCCGCTGCCTTGCTCAACAAATCTTCATTTGACGTAATAGTTTCATAAGTTGAGAACCCTGAAATAGCGGGGGAAAATGCATACTCCAACCCACCCCAGTATATTATTTCATTTTCAATGATTCCATAACCACTAAAATTTGAAATTCCTAGAGGCAACGTGCCAACTTTACCGCCGGGATTCCAAAGTTTTGTTCCCGCCGTAATTACATTATCATCTATATCCAGAGGGGACTCTAAATATGCACAATCAAGCACTCTTCTATCGTTAGGCTTCCAAGGGGATTGTGAATAGTTTGTAACCTCTATCTCCGCGCCCGATTTTGTAAAATTTTTATTTTCAACTGATTGTGATTTTGAATATGAAAGATTGCGATATGTAGTAGTAATTGATCCTATAGGTTCTTTGGAGTCTTGAGTTATTGAAGAAATATTAGGTAGAAAAGAATTTGATGCAGTATCAGTTAATTGAAAATACCCAGAGACTCCTAATCCAGTACTTGAATAAGTTTTATATTTAGCCTCGCGTAATAAATCTCTAAACTGTAATATACCATTACTGTCGAATGTGTAAGAGACTTGCCAACTCAAGAATATTTCAGACAATACTGACCATATTGTCTTTTCATTATTTGAAAAGAAAATATCATTATTGCCGTATTCGTTAGTTATTCGATCAGATACTAGTTTTAATGAATCACGGTCATAATCTGAGAATCCACCGGCTTGAAGCAAACACTCAACTATTTTTTTTAAACTACCAATCTGGTCAGGGGTTTTTGATGTCATTAACAAAAGGTCCGGTGCTTTCATTGCTTGCAAGTGCTTGCCATAATCTGAGAGAGGGATGGAAACTGTCTCAATACCATCCATTGACCAGTTATTGGCATACATTGTTGCTAGTTTAACTTGTGCGCTAGAAGTAGATGGGCTAACTGTATCATAAATATTTGAGTATATTGTAAATTTTACTTCTGGCATTATTAGTCCAGTTAATGGACTTCCGGCGTTGTTGTTGAATATTTGGAATACTGGTCCACTTGTCCCCGAAGAGTATCTGGGAAGATTTTCTAACACTAAATTTCCATCATTAGCACTTGACATTCCAACTGGAACAGGAAGGTTTCCTTCATCTACACTAGATTTAATATTGCCGCTAATCACAAAGTTGCTCAAATCTAACTTAAGCCTTGGAGATATTTCTATCACCCTAGCCCGTAAATATTTGTTTGTATCATCACTATAAGTATTTCCCTCCAAACTAAACATTACACGAATTCCCTCTATATTCTTATAACCAGAAAGGGCACCAGTTGTAGAGTTAATCTGTGGGTAAGTTATTGATCCAGTTGTCCAGACCGCCGCATCGGGATCATACGTTAAGATAAATGATCCATTTTGAATTACTGAAGCGGTTGTTATAGTTTTTATGGAAGTCCATGCACCCGATTCTTTGATGTATATTGTAACACTACTAATTTTGCCCTCGTATACGTTAGGCATATCCATATTCTGAGTTTTAATATATATTTGATTAGTTTTTACTGAAGTGTTATAAATTGAAAATATGTTAAATCTTTTTGATGTCAGATTATCCCCAGAGCGTGGAGTTATGAAATATTTAAATTCGTTAAATGGACTAAGAGCAGTTGGTATTAAATTAATATTATTTGCAGTATTATCTTTAAATCCATCCATAATCACATAATATTGTGACGCAATGTTATATGGGGAGGCTATGCTTAGAAGATCATTCTCAAGAAGTTGATCGCCGGGCCGGTAGGGAGTAAATATTTCAGAAAGCCTATCCACCTGCAACTCTTCAATCTCATCAGAAGAAACTCTGGATACACCAAAATTCTTAAAAGCAACACTTGCCGTACCTGAAGTAATGGTCGCACAGGCTTTAATTGATATATCAAGCCTATCAAATTTTGTGCTACTTTCTGAATTACCAACAAATATTATTTCAAACTTATTGTAAACATTATCAACAAGTTTAATTGTTTTAACATCTATGTAGGCTGACTGTGCAACCCCTCCAGAATAAGGAGTTATTTTTATCAAATAATCTGTATAGACATCATCATATGATACTGGAAAGTTTGTTATCTGTGCATCAAATGTTACTCTTGCCGCGTTCTCTGAATTTAATGTAGAAAGACCAGTTATTGATGATGCCGATGTGAAAGTATTTGAATTAACGCTTACAGATATTGATGCTGTTGAAGTGACATAATAATTCTCAGCGGTAGTGTTAGTAGGATAATATCCATAAATATCTGGCTGCGTATAAAGATGATGATTCCATTGCGCGTGAACAGTTTGATCAGTATCTAGGAACGGCTTAGTCTTAACTATATCAAGTGCGTCATCCTTGGCTGTCATTATACCTCTTTAAGTGTCATAGACACATCCCATAGATCATACTTACCAGTGATTGCTGTTCCGCCGCCATAATGTCTTTTATTAACTGTAATAGAGAATGAATCAATATAGAAAGTAGCAGAAGCATTATTAGTTCCTAATGCTGTTGGCATTGTTGTTACCTTACCAGCATCCGATGCTGCAATAACTAATCCAGTGGACGCGGCTGTTCCTACAGCCCCAGTAGTTGAATCAGAAAATATATATCCGCTGATTGTAGTATTATAGTTATTATTATAAAATAATTGCAAGTCTTTTGCGCCAGCCCCATTATCAACAGTCATAGATGCTGTTGATGGTAGGCTTGTCCAAGATAAAGATAGACTTCTTTTACCAGCAACAACGAATTTTCTAGTATCACCATTAGCCATCTGCACAGACTTTTCATATCTCTCAAAGCCCAACTGGAAAGGTGCCCTTGAATGATCGGACAGCATGAAATAGTTAAGTACTGCTGAAGGATACAACCCTCTTAAAAAGATGGCCGGGGCCAATTGGAACGCCACTACATCACCCTATTATTTCTAGTTTGTCTACTTATCGTTGAATTTATTTTCTGTACCACAAGGTCGGCAATCTGCTCAGGAGACTTGTTTGCACCATTAATAACAATGTTATTAGTAATATCTCCCATACCCATTTTACCATTTGCGATTGATTCTAGCAAGGGGGTGAGTTTATCAGTTAGTTGGCCGGTCAAAACTGTTTCTCCAGATTGTAATAATGCAGCAACTTCACCGCCTTTAGCATAAGCAACTCTTCCCCCTGAATGATATTTAGGCATAGCCATTCCGCCCATATTGAATCCACTAGTTATATTTCTTGCCATTGGAGAGAAATCTGAGGCCCCCATAAAAGTTCCAGTGACAGCGGAGAATGGAATTACTCCTGCTCTTCTTGCTGCCGAAGGAGTAGGATTTGGAGTTCTACTTGGTGTTGGTGGCTGTGTAGCCCTTGGCCGTGGGGTAGTTCTTGGTGTTGGTGGCTGTGTTCCTGTATTAATTGGCAATCTACCAGATGGAGTTGAGTCAATCCAGCCCCGGTATCCATACCCAGAAAAAGAATTATACGGAACACGTCCTACCTCTGTGGGGTCAATAAGTCCCGGCCACGGGCTGCTAGTGACGTACGTCTTGCCATCACGACCCTTACCATTAACCCACACCGCATGACCGGGTTCAGAATAGCCATAGTATGCTATTGCTCCTCCCGGTGGAGTTCCTGAATGTTTATTCTTTTTAGGTATAGAATTCCACGCTTTTAAGGCAGATTCACCAAACGGTCCAGCGCCCGCAATAGTTCTAGCAAGCGACTGACATAAATGGTTCCAACTTTGTGATGGATTTTCAACTTCACTATTTGCGCGGTTAAGAGCGCCAGAGTAAGACCTAATAGATCCAGTTGGTGACCTATATGAGTTTGTACGAATTCCTTGCTCAACATCTTGTCTACCTCCTACTGCACCGCCACCAGCAAACTTTTTAGCATTAACAGCATCAAAGAAGCCGGTTCCATAATGACCAACTGAATCTGCTTGAATAACATACTCACCATTAGAAAGCATAGCGGGAATACGATCATCTCTAGGACCGCCCGGTCCAGAAATTGGTCCACCAGTAGCGTGCGGTCCCGATTGTACAACTGGTGGTTTTGTTACTGTTTTAAGAATGTCCGATACAATTTTATCTAGTGCTGGGTTAGCAAGCATATCAGGCTTGAAGCCCATATTTTCCATCACCGCTGCTCTTACTGCCGCAGCCATAGTGGTTGTTGGGTCTTCTGATACTCTATTTTGAGCATCTAGAATAATTGTTGCCAATGTAGCAGCGTCAGTAACTCCTTTTAATGAAGTTACAAGTGCATCAAACTTTTTTGAATCAAGGGTGCCGGAAGATGAAGTTTCCCATAATGTTTTTATGTACCCATCGGCTGTGGTGGCAGGAACGCCCATGTCAACAAGTTGCTGACGTAATTTAGCAATTAAAGAGTCATTCATGGCTGCTTCTGGAGTACTAAAATATACAACTCCAAATTTATCTCTAATTTGTCCCAATACTCTATCAAATACTACTCCAGCATCAGACTGTGCTTCTCCTGCTGCCGTGGCCGCTGCCGCTTCCTTGTCGGCGGCTTGTTTACGCGCATCAGATAATTGTTTGGCCCGATCTTCGGCTTTTCTTGTAGCCTCAAGCGCCTTAACTTCAGCAGCACGACGCTTTTCAATGCTATTCTTTTCTCTCTCCGCCGCTTTAATTTTCTTATCTTCGGCAGCACTAAGTCTGTTCTCTCTATCATCAGCATCTTTCTTATCCTGCTCATTCGCCAACTGCTGCTGTAGCATAGCCGCCCCGGCCAGATCGCCGGAAGCCAAAGCCTCATTAATCTGTTTCTTAAGGCCCATCTCAGTAAGCATAAAGTCATTATTGGCCTGCTGCTCTTCCCTAAGTTTACGACGAGCATCACGCTCCTTATTTATTCTTTCAATAACCTTATCTTGAGCCTCAGCAAGTTTATTGTACTTAGAAGTTATAGCATCATCCTCAGACTTACGCTTATCCTCTTGAGCAAATTGGGCTTGAAGCGTTGCCACAGGATCTGGTTCGTTAGTGGCAGTTTCTGTACTACTAGCGGTGCCAGTGTTAAGATATTGAGCGGCGTCTTCCGTTATTGTTTTAAAACTTTCTTCTTCCGTATATTTTCTAATAATAAAGTTCAGGTATACAGGGTCTTCTGTTGCTTTTTTAAAATCTTCTACGCTTGTTATCATTCCTCTAATTGCTAATGCTCCAGCGCGAGTAACAGCCTCCATCGATGCGCCGCTAGCGCGAGCCTGCAACATTGCTGCTGCATATTCGGGGTTCAATTCTTGAACTTTTTTAATCATTTCATCAAAGGCCGTCTCATGTAATGCTTTTTGTTCGTCTGTCATTAGATTAAATTCTGCTATTGTTGGGAATGTAGCGGCTAATGCTAGATCTAATTGATCAATTGGCATGGTGTTGAAAGCATTACCTAAGGCTGACCCCAGCCTAACGTATTGAGCCTGAAGATCAACAACTTCTTTTCCTACACCTTTAAGATACTTGATAAGCCCAGAGCCAATTCCAGAGGTCATAGAGTCTGAACCAATAATATTAGTAACCAGCCAATTATCAAGGGTCCCTTGGAATCCAGAGGATCCTATAAAATTAGTTAAAAATGATGCTGCCTCCCCGCCGAGTGAACCTGTTGAATTAGAAAGACTACTATAGATAAATTCTGATGTAACATCAGAAGTTTCTTTTTTAATGTCATCCATAATCCCACGAAGTTGGAATCCAAGCATTTTAGATGGGTCTTTAATATCAATTTTATCAATAATTAAATTAATATTAGTAGTAAGATCTATTCTTTTTGTTTGTTTCAGGATGGCAGCAATATCAAGTTTAGATTGCTCTTCCGTTAACCCAGAAACAATATTTGCCATATATCTATCGACCAACATTTTACTCGCCTGCTCTGGATCTGCTTCAGATATTTGTTTCAAGAATCCCTTTGTTACTTCATCACCAGCATCTGCATAAGACTTAGCAAGAACATCAACTTCTTCAGCAGCCTTTGCAGTACCATCCGTAAGTTTTGTTGTTGCATCAACTAAAGTATATGTTTCTTTGCCAAAGTGGTTCAAGGCAACTTCACTAGCCGCAGCAGCAGTTCCAATTGCTGTCATTTTTTCATTAAAATTATTCATGTATTCAATAAGTTTAAAGATCGCGAATCCAATAGCGGCAATGCCTGCTAGGGCTACAATTAATGGTCCACTCATCGCAGCCAGCATAGGAACCATAGATAATGCCATACCTCCGTACATTAAAGCACTATTTCCCATTGCGCCCCCCGCCATACTTGCGGCCATACCTATTCCCATAGCACCCATTCCAGCACCCTTAGGCATTTTAAATGTGCGGCCTACGCCGCCGCCTACTGGTACTGGTCCCGTAGGAACTGGAGGGGCACCGGCACGTCTCATTGCTCCTGATTCATCAGCAACATATGCTATCACAGTCTTACCAACTTGATCCGTAAGGAAGATAGTTTGTTGGCCCAATCGGTTTTGGGATGCAACAACTCCTTCTACAGATAGCATTTCTTGTGTTGTCAAACCTCTCAATATTTGAGAACGTTGCACTTTGCTTAAACTTAGTTGATCTTCAGAAAGTTTTCCTTCTATACCCCTTAAGGCTTCCGCTCTGACTCTAGCAGTAGAAGACATTACTTCTCTTTGCCTTGCCTTCTCAAGAAGGGCCTCTTGGGTCGTAAGTTCAAGAATCTTTTTTGTGTGACCATCTATAGCAGTCCTCAAAGCCTCCTGTGAACTTTGAATCCTCTGCCCCTGTGCGCTATTTTTATCAAAGACGATAGCCTGTACATCTAGGTACGCAAGTTCTCGTCTCTTTTTACCAAGCAATTGTTGTTCTTGAGCAATCTCAGACTGATATGCTTGAGTTAGTCTTTGTCGGGCCATAGTCTCTAAGTCATTAGTAGCATTTGCTTTTACCATTTTACCAGTAGCAATATCATAACTTGCAATAAGTCCCTGCTCACTATTAATCAGACTAAGAATAGAATTTCCTTCTCTATCTTTATACATTATAACTTTTTCAGTACTCTCAAGTTCTGCCCGGTCAAGATTTCTCATCAACCTTACTCTATCTTCACTAGCAAGACCTTGTTGATTAAATGCTGCGGTTAACATTCGACCCGCCGCTTGTAATTCTTCTTTGTTAGCCGCCATTCCAGCAGCAGCGGCCTGACTACTAGCAGAAAGTTGATCTAGGTTTAATGTTAGTTCTTGTTCATTTGCTGCTAAAACCGCTGAATTTTCAGTAAGAAGTTTAATCTGTCCATCAAGTGCTTTCTCAGCCTGTAAAGCCATAAGACGATTTTTATTTATAGATGCACTTACTTCTTGACCTTGTTCATTAATTATCATTTGTTCTTGATTTTGTATAACTATGGCTTTTCCACTTTCGTCAAGGCGGTATAAAGTTTGTATTTCTTCCTCTTGGGCGAGAACATATGTTTTCCCAAAGGCGGTGGCTGCTTCAAGCACCTGTGTATTTTTACTTAGACCCATAGAGTTTGCAGTCATCTTGGCTATTTCTTCTTCAGTTTTAATCGTCAACTCGCCTCTTGAAAGATCAAGCGCCTGAAGTTTTGCATTTGCCCTGCTTAGGGCTGCATTATTTTCTTTAATCTCAGACGTATTTATTCCAAGCGCCCGACCAGCCTCGCGCTGTGCAATATTATTTTGTTTAATCAAATCTATCTGACGATCACGCTCTTGCTTCAACTGTGTAGTTCTACTCATCTCTGATGGATCGGTTAACATATCCTTTCCTCCAAGATACGCCGCAGCCTGACCGCCGCTAGCACCAGCGCGAACCCCTTTCCCATGCTGAATAGTTAGGGGCCTTAAGGCTCCTGTAGGACTTGTTGTAAATTGAGAATTTCTTGTTGCTAATGCTATAACAGCGTCAGTTATGTCACCCTTGGCAACTAAGTCAGCAACAAGTCTATTCATAGCGGCATCAAATTGTCGGGCACCCCCTGCGGTCTGGGTAGCAATCGATAGTAATATATCAGTTCCTTTAGCAATTCTGGCACCCTCACCTGTTTCCATCCCGTGTTGTATCTCTCTGGAAGCGTATTCAATTCTTCTTCTTTCACTTTCTGTAGCAGTTTGTAATTTTTTATCTACAAACTCAAGCATAGTTGAATATCTGACCATTGTTGATTTTAATATTGTAACACTTGGATATAGATTTCTAAAGGTAGCCGGGTCTTTGGCAATCATCTCCTCTGCCTGTGCCAGACTGATACCCGCTTGCTCTGCAAAGATCGTTGCTCTTTGCATTTCAGCCTGTGATTCTGTCATTAACAGAGTTACCATCCTATGGGTTTTCTGCATTGCCTGCTGGAGGGAGGCAGCAGCGCCCGTAGTATATACCCCAGTGCCGGGATTCATAGACTGAGCAACTGTTAATCCTCGGGCAGTAAGTTCGCCTTTCGGCACAGCGTGAGCAAACTGCGAGCCTATTCCTTTAGAATTAATTATATTTTGACTAACAGTTGATCCTACTTGACCTGAAGTGCTCCCAAGATACCCAGATCCAATTCTTCCTGCTGAACTTGCTGCCGCCGCTTGCGCGGCTGCTTGTGCCTGCACAGCAGCAGCGGGAGCCATTGAAATTCCAGCACTTCTTGTTTGATTAACAATAAGATGCATTAGTTCTGTATTAAGTTTTTGAAGGGCCGCTTTTACAACATCTATAGATGCGGCTTCTTGAACCATTTTTTCGCTGAATAGTTCTGCTGCATTACTGGCTGCTAAAGTTTCTGCGGTAGCAATTTGACCAAAAGTTCTAAAACCATTGACTAAGTTTTTTATTGTGGCAGCAGCCTTTCCAAGGAATCCGAAAAAGTTACCGAACAAAGTACCAGCAGTCATAATTATTGGACCAACCGCTGCAATGCCAAGGCCAAGTCCAACAAATACATTAACAAGGCCCTTGTCGTTAATAAAAGTAAAAATTTTTGTAAAAAGTTCCATCAATATTGTAAATACTTCTGTAAACTTTTCTCCAATTGGTACTAGTGCAGCAGAAAGACTTTCCATTGCTATTGTATATTTTTGACTTGTAGATTCAGTTACCCGCTTCATGTTTGATGCTGCTAGGTTAGCAAGGGTTCCAGAACTTGCCCCCATCAATTCAAAAACTCTAGCAGTCTGTGTACCCTTTGTATTAATATTATCTAGCAATGCTGCTATTCTAGCGAACTGGAATTTACCAAAAATCTGTTCGATGGCGCGGGCGCGTGACAACTCGTCAAGCCTTCCCATTTCTGTTGCAAGAAGTTTAAATGTTTCTACTGGTTTACCGCCAGTTTTATCAACTATACCAACTAAGTCGATTCCAAATCCTTTTAGAGATTTTCTAGTTTGTTCAGTTGGATTAATTAAGGACGCTAATGATGATTTAATTGCGTTGGCGGCTTCAGAAGCAGGGATGCCAGCCTCAACCATAGCCGCCATCATAGCCGCCAAATCTTTATAAGACCCGCCAAGTTCATCGATAACTGGTGCAGCCCTAGGAATAGCATCCGTAAGGTCTAAAAGACTCAAACTTGACTGGTTTGATACAGCAATAAAATAGTCAAATGATTCAGTTAGTTCTTTAGTACTTAACTTAAATACGTTTTGTAAAGAAACGGTAGTCCTTACCGCCGCCTGCCGATCAACCTCTCCAAGGATTGATAGCCTGCTGGCCTCTCTAGTTGCATCTAATAATTTATTACCCTCTAGACCAGTAGCCGCAAGGTCAGCGGCCATTCCAGCAGTATTGGTTATAGATTGCCCATACGCCCCGGCAAGTTCAGTTGCTAATTTAGAAACATCTGCTCGTATACCCTTAACAACAGTATCTGATGCAGCAATCAAACCCGTACCATAAACTTTTTGCATTCTAACAAGTTCTTTGTCAAACTGGATAAATACTTCAGATGCCTGCTTACCGAACATAACAATTGGTAATGTTAGACCAACACTAAGTTGACGACCCGCCCATTGAGTATTCTTACCCCAGTTAATAAGTTCATTAGCACCATTTCTAAGAGTAAGATTATATAACTGTTGCTGCTTTGTAGCAATAGCGGTTGCATTAGTGATAGCATTTATTTTTCTAGGAGTATCTACAAATACCCGCCCCTGATTAAATGGATCAGACCTCATCATTGACTGGCTAAGTCTTACTTGTTGATCAGCCAGCAGCCTTAACGAACCTCCAGTTTTATCTGAATTTGTTTTAATAGCCTGAAAATATTGACCAAGTTTCATGGTCTGATTTTGTAGAGACTGGCCGAACCTTTCAGTAACACCTTGAGTTTGTACAACACTCCTATGGAACGCGCCGGAAGATTGAACTATTTTGTCATATTGAGCGACCATCGATTTCATGCGACCTATTTGATCGCTATTCATACCAACACCCATAGAAGCCTTGTTGATTTGCTCAACGTTCTTACGAACTTGATCTAACTGTACCTTTAATTGTGAAAAGTTTCCAGTAGCAACAAAATTAAGTTCTACGCGACTCATATAATATTACCCGCCAATTTTTTCATATCCAACACCTTGATCAATTCCAAAGCCAGACTTTTCGGCTGACCCTCCACTAAGAGTTGTAATATCTCTTGTGACTTTCTCTTCGTCAAGGTCAACTCCCTGCATGGCAGCAAGGAACTTATGGTGGCGATGCTCTTTATCGCGTAAGGATTCAACTGTGAGTATAAGTTCTTCAATTGTAAGTGATTCCTCAAGTTCATCATAATTTTTCCAATGACCCAGCAGAAATGCTTCTGATTCTAAGGAGGCTAGGTCTAGTTTGTCCCAACTAGAGCCGCCCCCAGAAGATTTGGGTCGTTGAGTTTAAGTCCTCCAGCCACTTCAAGAATTTTCATCATTGTTGGTACTTCAATTGAATCTTCAAATAAATCTTGATCTTTTGAAAGTTCAGGCTTAACTACTTCCATGCAAACCATACATGCTTCAATGAAAACATCCATAGCAGCAGACTCATCTTCTACCTCAGTGCTATCTAGTTTTTTTATAACGTCCATAAACTTTCTTAAGGTTTTAATGGGTAATGGGCGAATGTTAATAACATCACCATTGGTTAGTTGAATTTCTATTTGATCATATACTGTAGTTGCCAAGGCTTCCTCCTAGTGTCATCTAAATTATATCAAACTAATACTTTAAAACATAAAGAAAGCCCCCGCTTTGTGAGCGGGGACAATCTTTAAACTATTAAGTTTTAATTATAGTGCTGTGTACTGATTTGTGTAAACTCTGTCAAGAATCTTTCCGTATTCAGAACCGTTCCACCCAGTATCTGGGAGGCAACGGAATGTTACGGGGAACATTGTTGCTGAGTCACGCTTAAGACCATGTGCTACGGTATCCATAGATACAACACGACGGGCCAAGTAAACTCTTTCAGTATACCCTGTTGGGGGAGTTGCACTACCACCAGTGCCCCAGACTGCTCCCTCAGGAGCAGATTGGCTTACTGCAATAAGTGCTTTCTCAATTGGTTCGGCACCAAGTGACCCTGCCGCTAAGGATAGGATCGTACTAGATGCTGTAAAAGATGTAACACTTTGCTGACCAAAAGCAAGTTCCATATTCTGGAGTGTTGCTTCAGTCAATGAAGTCTTCATAGTCACACGAAGTGACTGCTTGAAAATCTTTGCAACGTCAAGCAACTGGTCTACAGTAACCTCGCCAAAGTTCGGTTCATAGGAGATATCTAAACCTTCTGTTGTAAGACCGGCTTCTCTCCAGTTAGTTGAATCGGACCTTAGTGTTTTTGCTGCACTCTCTGCGCTTGCACCAACAATTGCTGATCCTGAACTACCAAACTCGGTGCTTGCTGAACCGTTATAACCGGGACGACTTGCTCCTGAGTTAACACTTACGAATAGGTTGGCTGCACCAACCACTACATTTCTAACGTCAACTGCCATTTATTTTTCACCACCTTTATTTTATGAATAATTTGGGTGACACTTCCTCATTAACATAATAACATAGAAGCGTCTCAAAGCATTATGTAGAATATCTTCCTAGATGGTTAATTTCTCTGACGTACTGGTATGTAATCTTTACAGTCCCCGCCTGAATTCCACCCTCTTGATCGCCATACTCTGGAGATATTATGCCATCTATAGAAATTTTTAAAAATCTAAATATTGATGGTTTATTAAAATTATTGACATCGTTTGCAGATTGATCAAATCTCCTGAATACATCTTTTGTCAATTCAAGTATTTCATATATTTTTTCATAGTTGATTGCTAAAACATACAGGTTAACAGTTTCTTGACAAATCCAGAATTGATCGTCATATGATTCAGTTTCAACATCATAAATTATATACGGAACGCCGGGAAGAAGATTCTGAAATTCCGGCACTTGCTGCGCTGGAATTATTGGATTCAAATAGGCATTGAAGGATTCTGACCAATAATCATTAGCAGAAAGAACACTAGTATTTTTAAGTTCATCCCACAAGTACGACCTTACGTCAGAGAATGCAATCTTTGAATAATTAGCCATTAGAACTCCCTCCTAGTATATTCATACTTTTCACACACCGCCGCAATACATTGAATTATGTCTGATGAACTGAAAGTGTTCTTGCTCATTGTTTTAGCAATATCTATTGAAAGTTTATTAAAAATACCACTGTTATTTATGGCTGGCCGCAGCATAGTCTTTTCCCACTTTTTAGTAAATTTCTCTACCGCCCCAGTTGTTCCATCTCCACCCGGTCGCCTAACAGTAATAAAAGAACCACGCTTCTTAAAAACAATATCTTTTCCTGTTGTTGTAAAAGCAATGTTTCTTTTAGCAGTAAATGAGACTGGAGAATTCTTTTCCATAACCTCAGCCTTATTTTTAAATACTGTAGTCCTAGTAACAACTTTACCAGACGGTCCCGGCCTCTGGAGCCTCTTTGCAATTGGAACCTTTGTAGTTGACTTTTTAAATTTAATGGCCAGTGATATATTATTTGAGTCTACGCCAGATTTTAAAACAGTAAAAAGTCTAGCATTATTTACTCCCACGCTATTCCACTCATAGATGTGATGGTATGCTTTCTTATTTGTTTTTGAAGTAGAATTTAAATCTTTTACAAAACTTTTAGCCGCAATTGATCCAGCCGCCCTTGTAATATTATTCATATTCTTCTTTGACGGCAAGTCTTCAAGACTTTTATTTAGACTATTCATCTGTCTTTTAAAATTATTTAAATTAACTTCAACCTGTATCATTATTTTGTACGTTTACCCTTTCTAGAGTTACGTCATAATGCGAAAGCCTGCCAAAAGGATCGGTCATGGGATGGCAAGATGATACTTCAAAAATAGTTGGAGGATTACTATTAAGATCATTTTGATTAAAAATAATTTGATTATCTGATGATCTAATATTACTGACTCTCCACCTCTTAGATAGTTGCGTCAAAAATTTTCCTCTTAATTGTAAAGTTTCTCTATAGCCAACGGCACCATTTGAAAATTGTTTACCATCAGCAGTCGTAGAGGTTCCACTAGATTTTGATGGTTCTAAAAGACATCGAATAGTTTTTGAATATTCCCAGTGCCGTTCTATAGAACCAGTGCTAGCATTTTGAGTATTTTCTTGAATGTATATATCTGCATACATATTCATTACTGTAGATATGTATGAATTATTTATATACATTATATGATCACAATTCCAACATTCTTATACGAATCAAGAATCGAGTCAACGATAGCGTTACCAGTGCCCACAAAAGCCGCTGAATTAATGTCAAAGGATATCTCGCTGAGATTCACGCGGCTAAGGTACTTATTCCTCCACTGGTAATCTCTAGACAGAATGTCTCCCACTAACATTACTGTAGCAGCACGAATATCTTGCGGAACGTTCTGCCAACCAATAGCACCACTTACAGAATACCTCTTCCCGTTAACAAAACGACTCTTAGAAGTACTACCGAATGGGTCGAAAGCCCTATTGACAGATTGATTAGGTGGGTTTGCAATAAGGATTGTTTTTCCAGTTTCACTTAACGCAAGATCGTAATCGCTAAGTGAATTATAGTACGGAGTTTTCTTATACACAAGAAAGTCATCTTCATATATTGAGTCTATGGATAACATCTTTTCTGTTAAGAAAAGAGAATCTGCTCCTATGCCGTACATAGTTTGTTGGCCGTCCCGCTTGCTAAAAGTTTGCATAGTATAATTATTAATCTGAATTCTAGCAAGTCTTTCGGCAAACAAAATCTGTTCTGGCTCTATATAATTTTCATCTGACGGAGACTTACCTAAACTTAACTCATATATAATATCTGAAAGAGTAGCATATGGAGTAACAACACCAGCATAACTATTGTCTACTACAGGATAAGAACTAAAAGCATAAGTCCACTCAAGTTTTAAAACCCGATCTAAACTTGATAGAGTGGGAGTAATCTGATAATAAAATTCTCCAGTAATGCCAGTGGCAACCGCTGAACCACTTTCAATAAGTACACTAGTTTCAGCATTATATACGTTCACCGTTGGTGTGCTATCTGGATTAGTAGGAGTATTATTCTTGTATAGAATTATCTCATGCTTATGAAACGTATTGGTAAAAATCTCATGCAATTAAAACGCCTCCGTTCAGGAATAATATTCCTGAATTTCTTTTGGTGTAGCCATTCTAAATCCACTTTCAGTATCAAAAATAAATTGTGCTTGGCTCTCTGTCATTGCTATGAATGGATGATCGCGGGTAAAAGTAAATCCTGCGGTTTGATATATTCCATTCTGACGATCCATTTTTACAAGTACCGTATTCTGACTATCAGTATCTAGAGACTTAAGCGCATCACCAGCAACATAGTCGGCTTCAATCATGTCAGAAGGGTCTTCTTTTTCAATGTCTGAGAATCTTTCATATAGATCATATGTTACGCCTTCTTCTTCAAGAACTAATATAATTGCCGCCTTCGACTTTGCGTCTTCTAAGTCAACACCAAAACTCTCCGCTACTGATCGTAGTTCATTAATTTTTAATGATTGGAATGACATTTTTGTTCCTTTCTCTTTAGGTCTAGTATACCAGAAAACAGAAAAGAGAGGGAATAAATCCCTCTCTTAACTGTAATAATAAAATTATTAGACGACGCTGGATTGCTTCCACTTTGTAACTGATGTGGGGCTTGATAGGGCACCAGAAGTAGATGTCTGTGAAGACGTTACTGCTGTTCCACCAATTCCAATGTTGTGTACTACAACATGGGCGTCAAGGTTCTCAATTGCACAACCTACACGGATGTAGAGAGTGTACTCAATTGAATCCTTCTTGGGGATGAATGTACGATATACAGTGATGTCACGCTTAATTCCAACAATGAAGTTCTGTGGGAATGTAAGGTGAAGTTCACCAGTAGTCGCTGATTCAGGCAAGAGGGGGACGTTAATAACTGGAATTCCAAAAGCGAATGGTGTCATTACGCCACCGGCTCCATCATTAGCGGCTACATCTCCACGGATGACACCTGAAGAGATGTCAAAAGGTGTTCCAAGGTTCTGGGCACCAGTGTTCTTAGCAAGGTTGAACAGGTAATCCTGTACCAAGTTAGAACTTGTGAAGAAGCGTAGTTGATTACGACGTTGCTTGTATCTACGGGGAAGAGCCTTAATTGCTTGGTTGAATACACCAAGTTCAAGACCGCCTCCATAGGCATTCACAACGTTACCACCAACCTTTGCTAACTTAGAGAAACCGTCAAATGCCTGAAGAAGCGCATCTGAAGATGTTGAGTCTCCACTTAGGAGTAGGTCTTCAACATCGTTACCGGCCTGTGTAGCCATCATACGAGCGATGTGGTCTTCAAGGTCTGTACCTTCAATGTTATCCTCAAGTGTTTCACTTGAGAGTTCCCAGTCAAGGCGCAACTTCTTAGTTGTCAGGGATACCTTGGAGAAGTAAGCAGCCGCGTTGTAGATGCTACCATCAGCACCATCATACTGTCTTGGCTGTGCTTGTGTTGCGGCACGAAGAATTCTTTGTCCTACGTTAACCTTGTCGATGTCAACTGTGTCAGACTTCATACGAATTGTACGAGCAACCTTAGTTAGTGCAGTTGCATCCCACATGTAATCGATGAAGCGACCGGCTTGTTCTGGGTATAGTAAACCATTATTGCTGCTGGTACTGTTACCCATGTCAGTTGTGTCAATAACTTTCTGAAGTAATTCATTACTCATTTTATTTTTCACCTACCTTTCATATTTTTTTTATAGGTCTTGGACATTGAGGAAGTGTCCATTCCAAATGCTTTTTTGTAGTACTCTTACTTCTTCCATCGATCCATCAAGGTCGCTGGACTTCTTTACAGCAGTTGATGCCTCATAAGCATCCATTCTGCTGTTTAAGTTTTCAATAGTTTTTGCTAGTTCGCTGTGGCCTGTCACGCAATCATCAATTGACTTTTTAATTGTATTTAGCATTTCGTCAACATATTGCGTATTTACATCTGCTTTTTCAATACTAGCATTAACTTTATCAGTTACTACCGCCTTTAATTCGTCAAGCATCTTAACGATATCAAGGTCTTCAGTAGCGTTGGAGTCAGCAGACTTCTCAAGAACGTCTTCTTCCACTGTTTCTTCAACAGTTTCATCAGCAGAATCCGACTTTTCTAGAACGTCTACTGTCTCATCGGCAACTTCTTCAGTAGTAACTTCTTCAATCGGGTCAACATTTTTTTCAATGTCGGCTGATTCTACTGCGAGTTCGTCAGACATGTCTGTACCTCCTTCTGTAACATTTTTATTTAATGAATCTACAAGTGTTTGAACGTCAAGGTTCTTTGTAGAATCAATATCTTCAACCCAGCCAATTGATTGCATTTCAGAATCACAGGCTGGACAATTAGCGGTGGCGGAATTACTTGTTGTAGCGATTTCATCCCGCTTGCACCAAAAAACATCCAACGTCTTTATGGTTACTAAATCTCCCTTAAGAATAAGTCCATCTACACCTTTTTGTATAGAGAAAACATTTGCTAAGGGGTTAGCGGGATTATCAACTAAACTTAGTTCATATAGTTCATAGTCATTTATCTTTCTAACTGACTTCTCCACATTTTTGTCATACTCATCAGATGACTCAAGAACATTTCCACCAATTGAAAATCCTGTCAATGTACCATCAAGCACTTTCTCCCAAGTATTCTGGGCACCGCGAGATACATATGTTGTGACAAAGACGCCCTTGTAGGTTTTGCCGGTTTCCTTGTCATAAAAATCTTGTTGTTTAAATGATAAAACTTTACCAACTGCAACAGGCTGATGCATCTCCCTTAGGTTTCCGCGAAAACGGTCAAACGCCTTCTGAGAAGCATCAGACGTTACTATGTCGCCATGCCGATCAATGTTATCTAGGGATGCGAAACCAGAAACTGTTCGCTTCTCTTCATCAATCTTAGCGAATGGTACGGTAATATTGAATCTATTACCGTCGTCCGACCACTGAGCCTTTTCTATATTCATCTTGATTAAATGATAACAATATTATGACAGAAGTCAAAATACTACTTCACTTGCCGCCCTTCTCCTTTAGGATTTCTTGCTTCTCCTGTTTTATCTGGAGCATTTGCTTGTCTTTGCTGATCACGATTTCTATTTCCAGTTGTCTGCGTTACTTGCTCTGCCTTAGCCTGAGCATTCAAAAGTAGCGGTGTATCTCCACCCGGCCTTGGTGCTAGACCCTTACGGCTTCTAACATCATTAGGCATAAGCACTTGGGTTCTCAAGTATCTTTCATCAATTCTACTTTGAGTGTCTTCATCGGTAAGGGTAAGTTCATTAAACCTCAAAACAAAAACATCTGTAAATTCTTTTATAATCATGTTTACTTTGTCTTCCACAAAATCTTGTGCTGGCCTACACACTTGCTCTTTAAATGTTTTATCTGCATCTCTAGCATTAGCAAGCGATACTCCCTCAGGCATACCAATCTTAGAAATTGGAACTCGATGTGCCATTAAGATTTGATCTCTATTCTCCCGGCGGTAGTTATTGAAAGAAGAGTCTTGGACTCCTGCCTCAACCGGCTCCATCTTAAACTCTACCTTAGAGTTATCATTATCTGCTGGAAGA